TCGGCATTTCTATTGCCTGCGAAGAATACGGTGCGTCGTTTTTTGGAAACGGTGCAAGTCCGTCAGGTGTTTTGGAACACCCCGGAGTGATCAAAAATCCGGAACGTGTGCGTGATGCGTGGCAGAGAGCCTATGGCGGAAGAAATGCTCACAAGGTCGCAGTTTTAGAGGAGGGCATGAAATTTACTCCCATTGCAATTCCAAACAATGAAGCACAATTTCTGGAAACCAGAAAATTTCAGATTGAAGAAATCGCAAGAATGTATCGTGTACCGCTTCATATGATCGGTGACCTTGACCATGCAACATTCAGTAACGTAGAACATCTGTCATTGGATTTCGTGAAATACAGCCTTGATCCTTGGATTGTAAGGTGGGAGCAGTCTTTGCAGAAAGCACTTCTTTCTGATTCTGAAAAGGGGCAGTATTTTGTGAAGTTCAATGTAGACGGACTTCTGCGTGGCGATTATGCTTCCCGTATGCAGGGTTATGCTACCGCAAGACAGAATGGCTGGATGTCTGCCAACGATATCCGTGAAAAGGAAGATATGAATATGCTTTCTGAGGAGGAAGGCGGTAACTTGTATCTTGTAAATGGCAGCTTTACAAAACTCGCTGATGCAGGTGCATTTGCAAATCAAAATTCAGAAAAGGAGGAGAAAACCAAATGAAGAAATTCTGGAACTTTATCCAAAACGAAGATACATCGGAAACAGAGCTTTTGTTTAACGGTCCTATCTCTGAAGATACTTGGTGGGGCGATGAAGTAACACCTGCTTTGTTTCGTGATGAACTCGCAAAGGTCAGCGGAAACTTGACAGTCTGGCTGAACTCGCCTGGGGGCGATGTGTTTGCAGCGAGTCAGATTTATTCCATGCTGAAAAGTCACAAAGGCAAGGTTACCGTGAAAATTGACGGCATTGCTGCCTCTGCCGCATCGGTTGTGGCAATGGCAGGCGATGAAACTTTGATTGCACCGACTGCCCTAATGATGATTCACGACCCTTCCACATCAGCAATGGGCAATAAAGCAGATATGGAAAAAGCAATTGAACTTCTGGAAGAAGTCAAAGAGAGCATTATTAACGCCTACGAAACCAAGTCCCATCTCAGCCGAAACAAGATTGCAAAGCTGATGTCCGATGAAACATGGCTCAATGCAAAAAAGGCTCATGAAATGGGTTTTGTGGACGGGATTCTCTTTGCAGAGAAGAAAATGCCTGTTGTTCCCAAAGAGGAAGAACAGGATGAAGAAGAAAAAGAAGATACACTGACCGCAATGACCTATTCCAAATCGAAGAATCTATCTGCATTCTTATCCAAAGTATCTGCATCAGCAGAATCCGTTACAGGCACACCGATTGACCAGCTTGAAAAAAGACTGGCACTTTTGAAATATTGATTGGAGGAATTGATTATGGCTATGACAATTCAGGAACTGAGAGAAAAGAGAAAGAAGGCTTGGGACACTGCCCGTGATTTTCTTGATAGCAAGCGAAATGCAAACGGCGTTCTCAGCGAGGAAGATTCCAAAACCTACGATGCAATGGAACAGACCATTGTCGATCTTGGCAAGGAAATTCAGCGCCTGGAACGACAGGCTGAGATTGAGGCAGAAATGAATAAGGCAACTTCCACTCCTGTTCTCGGCAAGCCTGCCACACCAGACGTAACAGAAAAGACAGGCACGGCAAGTGATACTTACAAGAAAGCATTCTGGAACAGCGTCAGAAACCGCAATTGGATCGATGTCCACGATGATTTGCACATTGGCACAGATGCAGAGGGCGGCTATCTTGTTCCGGATGAGTTTGAACGAAAACTGGTGGAAGCGTTGGAGGAAGAGAGCATTTTCCGCCAGATGGCAACCGTTATCAAAACTTCCAACGGCGACCGCAAGATTCCGATTGTGACTTCCAAGGGCGAGGCTGTCTGGATGGACGAAGAACAGCAGTATTCTCTTTCTGATGATACATTCGGACAGGCATCGCTTTCCGCATACAAGCTGGGAACAGCAATTAAAATTTCTGAAGAACTCCTTAACGATTCTGTATTTGATTTGCCGTCCTACATTGCAAAGGAATTTGCAAGAAGAATCGGTGCAAAGGAAGAAGAGGCGTTTTTCGTTGGTGACGGCAAGGGAAAACCGACAGGTATTTTCAATGCCACAGGTGGTGCGGAAGACGGCACTTCCACCACAGGTGCAAGTATTACATTTGATGATGTGATGGAACTTTTCTACTCCCTCAGAAGTCCGTACCGCAAGAAAGCGGTGTGGGTGCTCAATGATTCCACAGTGAAGGCACTTCGCAAGCTGAAGGACAACACAGGAAACTATATCTGGAGTCCGTCTGTGCAGGCTGGTGTTCCGGACACAATTCTCAATCGCCCTTACAAGACATCCAGCTATGTGCCGGAAATCAAGGCAGGCAACAAGTGCATGGCATTTGGCGACTTTAGTTATTATTGGGTAGCCGACAGACAGGGACGCTCTTTCAAGAGACTGAATGAACTCTTTGCTATGACTGGTCAGGTTGGTTTCCTTGCAAGTCAGCGTTTGGACGGCAAGTTGATTCTCCCGGAAGCTATCAAGACACTTACCATCAAGAAAGCGTGATGCTATGATTACGCTGAAAGAGGCGAAAAACTATCTGAGAGTAGATTATGAGGAGGACGATAGTCTGATTCAAAATCTGCTTTCTACAGCAAAAAATCTGGTAATGGACGTTGGCAGAATGGACGAATCCGCACTTGCTGAAAATGAAGATACCGTGCGGACTGCGATGCTTTTCGCACTTGGGTATCTTTATGAAAACAGAAGTAATCCTGATTATCATAAACTTACACTGAATCTTCGTTCAATTCTGTTTGCACAGCGAGAGGGCGTGATGTAATGGAAATCGGGACTCTGAATCAGAGAATCACCATTTTGGAACACAGAACAGTTGTGGACGAGATCGGCAACCATATTACAAAATGGGAAGAAACCTTTTCTTTGTGGGCAAAGGTAATTGTAAAAACAGCAAGTGAAACCACGGATGCAGGAGTTACCAAAGAGGTACAGAAACTTGAATTTCTCGTTCGTCAAAGTCCTGCATCGCTGAATATCAACAGCACCAATTTCCGTATTCTTTTCAGGAATAACATTTACAATGTCACCGGAATTACTCCTTTATACGACCACAACAACTACATGAAAATCGAGGGTGAAATACGAAAGGCAGGTGCTTCCGATGACTTCAATTGATGCAATGGCTGATGAAATTATGAAGGGTCTGACAGAATATGCAGACCTTGCAGATACGTCAATGAAAAAGGCGGTCAGAAAAACTGCAAAATCTGTAAAAGATGAAATATCTGCCAATGCTCCAAAGCGAACAGGAGCGTATGCTAAGAGCTGGACTGCCAAAAAGACAAAGGAAAACAGCCATTCTCTTGAAATGACTGTGCATTCTAAAAACAGGTATCAGCTGGCACATTTGCTGGAAAAGGGGCATGCCAAGCGTGGCGGAGGTCGGGTATCCGGCAAACCGCACATTGCTCCTGCGGAAGAAAACGGTGTACAGTTGCTGGAGCATTTAATCGAGGGGGCGTTGTCATGACCTACGAACAAATCGCAGAAATGATGGAGGAAATGGGACTGCCTTTTGCCTACCATCATTTTGCCGAGGGCGAAAGCCCTGCACCGCCTTTTCTGCTGTTTTTATCTCCCAGAGAGAACACATTTTCAGCGGATAATTCCATGTATTTCAGCTTTAAAATGCTGGATATTGAACTTTATACAGACGTTAAGAATCCTGAACTTGAAAAGCAAGTTGAAAGTGTTCTGAGGAAACGCAAAATTTATTACAAAAAATCAGAAGTATGGATAGAGTCAGAAAAACTCTATGAAGTGCTTTACGAAACGGAGGTATAACCTATGGCAACGAACAAGAAGAACAAGGTCAAATTCGGTTTGCAGAACGTCTACTGGGCAAAAATCAATGAATGGGGCGAAGACCATGACGGCAACAAGACCGTTCCTGCATATGGTCCGTCAAAGCACCTCCCCGGTGCTGTATCGCTGTCTATCGATGCAAACGGCGAGGCAGAAAATTTTTATGCAGACAACGGCGTTTACTACGTCATCAACAACAATGCAGGATATACAGGTGACCTTGAAATTGCTCTTATTACAACCGAATTTGCAACTGAGATCTTAGGTGAAATTTTGGATAACAACGGCGTTCTGGTGGAAAAGAATGATACGGAACTTGCCCAGTTTGCATTGATGTTTGAATTTTTGGGCGATAAGCACCATATCCGTCATGTGATGTACTGCTGCAGTGCTTCCCGTCCTGCAACGGAATCTGCAACAACAGAGGAAAGCACGGAAGTCAAGACAGAAAAGCTGTCGCTGAAAGCGATCCCTTTGCCGACAGGTCTTGTAAAGTCCAAGACAACGGAAAGCACCACAGAAGCGGTTTACAACAACTGGTTCAAGATGCCGTATAACCCTGATACGGTCGTGAAATCTTCCGCCAAAACATCTTAAGGAGTGAGCATTTATGGCAATCAAGAAAATAATTACGATCGATGGTATTGAAGTGCCTTTCAAGGCAAGTGCAGCAGTGCCAAGACTGTATCGTTTGAAGTTTCGCAGAGATATTTACAAGGACTTTTCAGCTCTGAAAACTGAGGTCACTGAGGGCGATGAAAACAAAAGTGAGATCGGCATTGAGAGCCTTGAAGTCTTTGAAAATATCGCCTACATCATGGCAAAACACGCTGATCCGGAGAATGTTCCTGATAATCCGGATGATTTTCTGGAACAGTTCAACACATTCAGCATTTATGAAATTCTTCCTCAGCTTATTGAATTGTGGGGACTGAACACAGCAACGCAAGTAGAGTCTAAAAAAAACATCGCCAGACTGACCGCCCGATGACAACTCCGCTTTTTCTCCTGAGATGCAAACAGCTCGGTCTTTCTATGACCGAGCTGGATTTGCTTACTATTGGATTAATAAACGACATGTTCACAGAACGTGAAAATGATGAGTATTCGGGGTGGAATGAGGTTGCTGGACAGGCGGATTTTGACGCATTTTAATTATTTGTCATCATAATGTCCGCGACAGCTGACAATATAAATTCTATCATTTTCAACGTGATAAACAAGGCGGTCTTTCTCGTTGATTCTTCTGCTGTACTCACCGTGCAAGTTGTTCTTCAATGCTTCCGGTTGACCAATACCTTCAAGGCAACCATTTCGTTCAATATCTTTGATGAGTTGGTTGATTCGTTTTAAAGTCTTTTTATCCTGTGTCTGCCAGTAGAGGTAATCGTCCCAGGCGTCATCAGACCATATTTTTTCACTCATCGTCCACCTCAATCAAATCATGAGCAGTTCCTTTGCCGTCACGCAACTCCTGAATTGCTTTCATCAAATGTTTTTGATTGGATTCGCTGTAAAAAGGGTCGCTTGACTGAGAAATCTCAAATGGAATACGTCTTTCACGCAGAACAGCCTTTATAAAAAGGTTAATGGCGGCAGATGTATTCAATCCAACATCAGAACAGAAATTATCAAATGCCTGTTTATCCTTTTCGTCAATGCGTGCAGAGATTGTTGCTTGTGCCATAACAGCCACTCCTTTCTGTATGATCTCTGCTTATATTATACCACTATTTTATGCAAATTGCAAGTGTTTGTATTACATTTTTTCAAAAAAGTGAGGTGAAACAACAGTGGCAAACAGAATCAAGGGCATCACCGTTGAGATCGGCGGAGACACGACCAAGCTGTCAAAGGCATTAGAGGATGTAAACAAGAACATCAAAAACACCCAGTCACAGCTAAAAGACGTAGAAAAACTCCTGAAACTTGACCCAAAGAACACAGAATTACTCTCACAAAAACAGAAACTTCTCGCTGACAACATTTCTGCTACAAAAGATAAACTTGCAACGCTGAAAACTGCCGCAGAACAGGCAAATACTGCTCTTGCAAATGGCGACATCACACAACAGCAGTATGATGCCTTACAGCGTGAGATTGTCGAAACAGAAAACGAACTGAAAAGACTTGAAGCAGAAGCCAAAAATGCAAATTCTGAACTTGCTAAAATCGGTGAGGCAGGACAAATTCTCCAAAATGCAGGTGATAAAATTTCAGGTGCAGGTGAAAAACTTCTGCCTGTTACCGCAGGCGTTACTGCCCTTGGAACTGCCGCTGTGAAAACCGCCTCCGACTTTGATTCTGCAATGTCAAAGGTTGCCGCTGTATCTGGTGCAACCGGCGATGACTTGCAGGCTTTGCGTGATAAAGCACGTGAAATGGGCAGTAAGACGAAATTTTCCGCCAGTGAAGCCGCCGAAGCCATGAACTATATGGCAATGGCTGGCTGGAAAACAAACGATATGCTTTCCGGTATTGACGGCATTATGAACCTCGCCGCCGCCAGTGGTGAAGATCTTGCCACAACTTCCGATATTGTTACAGATGCACTTACTGCATTTGGACTGACAGCACAGGACAGCGGTCATTTCGCTGATGTTTTAGCGGCTGCAAGTTCCAATGCAAACACAAACGTATCTATGCTCGGTGAGTCATTCAAATACTGTGCTCCGATTGCAGGTGCTTTGGGGTTCTCCTGTGAAGATACCGCTGAGGCACTGGGCTTAATGGCGAACGCAGGTATCAAGTCTACACAATCCGGTACTTCCATGCGTTCTATTATGACAGCTCTTTCAGGTAACGTAAAGTTCTGTTCATCTGCTTTTGGTGAAATGGAAATTGCAACCACAAATTCAGACGGCTCTATGCGTAGCCTTTCTGATATTTTAGCGGATTGCAGGGCTGCATTTGACCAGATGTCGGAATCCGAAAAAGCAAGTGCCGCAGAAACTCTTGTGGGCAAAAATGCCATGTCGGGATTTTTGGCTCTGATGAATGCTGCACCTGCGGATATTGATAAGCTGTCCGGTGCCATTGCAAACTGTGATGGTACATCGCTGCAAATGGCTGAAACCATGCAGGATAATCTCGCAGGACAGCTTACCATTCTAAAGTCACAGCTTGAAGAACTGGCTATTTCTTTCGGCGAAATTCTGATGCCTGTTATTCGTGACATCATCACAAAAATACAGGGATTTGTGGACAAGCTAAATGCCCTTGACCCTGCAACAAAACAGACCATTATCAAAATTGGATTGATGGTTGCGGCTTTAGGTCCGCTTTTGATTGTTGTGGGTAAAACCATTTCTTCTATCGGAAGTACGATGACATTCATTTCAAAAATTCCGACAATGATTGCAGGTGCTAAGACTGCATTTTCAACGCTTGGTGCTGCTATCGGCGGTATTTCTGCTCCTGTGGTGGCTGTCGTTGCAGTTATAGCTGTACTTATTGCAGCATTTGTAAATCTGTGGAACACCAATGAGGATTTCAAAAACAGCATTCTTTCCATCTGGGAACAAATAAAGTCCACCTTTGAACGTCTGACATCAGGCATTGTTGACCGAATCAATGCACTTGGATTTGATTTTGAGAGTTTCGGTGAAATGCTGAAAGCGATGTGGAATGGATTATGCAGTGTGCTTGCTCCTGTATTTGAGGGCGTATTTCAGCATATTTCGGATATTTTCACCTTTATGACGGATACTATTCTGAGCGTGCTTGATGTATTTATCGGCTTATTTTCGGGAAACTGGGAACAGTGCTGGAACGGTATCAAAGGCATTTTTACAGGCATCTGGGACTTTGTAGTCAACCAGTTCAGCAATATTCTGAACACGCTGAGAGGTGTGGCAGATGTATTTCTCGGTTGGTTCGGCACTTCTTGGAATGAAGTGTGGACATCAATTAAGGACTTCTCTGTTGGAATCTGGGACAGCATCTGTTCCGCTTTTCAGGCTGTTGCTGACTTTTTCACAAATATCTGGAATGCAATATCTGCGTTCTTTACCACAATAGTGACTGCGATCTATACCACAGCAGTCACAATTTTCACTTCTGTATATGATTTCTTCGCAGGAATCCTGACCAGCATTCACGACTTTTTTGACAACATTTTCAATGCAATATGGACGGTTATTTCAACTGTCTGCACCGCTATTTATGATACGATTTCAAGCATCTGGAATGCCATTTACAGCTTTATTTCTCCTCTTTTAGAGGCGTTTAAATATCTGTTTGAAACCATTTTTCAAGCAATCCACATCATTATCAGCAATGTGATGGATTGGATCTCGAAAAAGATACAAACCATATGGAATGCGATTGTTGCATTTCTCACGCCTTTGCTTGAAGGCATTAAAATGTTCTTTGAAATGATATGGAATGCCATTTATACCGCAATTTCAACGACATTAAGCACTATTTCAAGTGTTGTTACATCGGTCTGGAACGCAATTTCAAGTTTCATTTCAAGCGTGATGAACACCATAAGTTCTGTCATTTCAAGTGTATGGAATGCAATCAGCAGTGCGGTTTCAAGTGTGGTAAATGCTATCCGAAGCACAGTATCTTCCGTCTGGAGTAGCATTTCTTCCACAATTTCATCGGTAATGAATACGATTCATTCGACCGTGACAAGTATCTGGAATAATGTGAAATCTTCAATTGGCTCTATCATCAGCGGTATTTACACCACGATCAAGGGCGGTTTTGATAATGCTGTCAATTACGTCAAAGGTCTTGCATCAGATGCCTGGAACTGGGGACGGGATATTGTTTCAAACATCATTGACGGCTTGAGAAGTATGATCGGCAGTCTTGCCGATAGTGTATCAAATATTGCCGATACGATCCGTAGTTATCTGCACTTTTCTGTTCCTGATGTAGGCCCGCTGACAGACTTTGAAAGCTGGATGCCTGACTTCATGAATGGTTTGGCGAACGGCATCAACAAAAGCAAAAAGGTCGTAGCAAAGGCAGTTTCAGGTGTTGCAGATACAATGAGAGTAACGCTCAATTCTGATCTCAACTACAATCTTGACGATATGACAGGTGCTATTATGAACGGCAGTTCTGAAAGTTCCATTGTCAATAATTACTATAATAACGACAACAGCCGTACAGTAAATCAGACCAACAATAGTCCGAAATCACTGTCACGGCTGGAGATTTATCGTATGACAAAGAATGTTCTAAATATGTAATTTTATATTAATGAAAATGGTAACCCAAATATCTGCTATATGCATTAAAGATAATATCAGATACAACATTACAATTATAGAAAGAGTCATCACTATATAATTCATCAAATTCAATTTCTCTATCAATTATTGATTTGAATTGAAATATTGAATCATAACAAATTCTCAAAAGTTCATCTTCTTTTATTGTTTTTAGAACTTGTTTTTCAAAATATAGATTTTGATATATATGGTAAACTATATATATCAAAGCCTCTCTTTCTTGAGAACAAGATGCAAAACGATATTCAGGCAAGATTTTGATTTCTCTTATAATATATTTAGCAACAACTGAAGGGAGTCCATACCTTATGGAAAGTGCAAGCAAAACATATGCTTGTTGTAAATACTGAGTAAGTATAAGGTCATTTGGCGATTGAAATAATAGAATTTCATGATCTTTTTCAGGAGATGCAATTTTCTTTTTATGAGTCCCAGTACTATCATTAAGAAAAATATCTAAAAGCTGATTATTTGAAATATCAATTGTAAAATTAAACAATATAACAATTTCATTTTCAAGACAATCTGTGATACTAGATAAATCATAATTTAAATTAAAGGGAATGTTGTAAATTTTTTTATC